CCGACATTCCATTCATAGGACTGCTCAATCGATTCGGATCCGAATGAACTGATCTGCGGCATCTTCATCTGACCTTTGATGAGAGAACCACCGCCGCTTAATAATAATCCTGCTCCCAAAGCGTGAACAACAGTTCCTGTTGTGTGCAGAAAACCTGCTATCGCTCCGAGCGTTCCGCCTGAAGCAATAAGAAGAGCAGCACCTACAACTACTTTTAAGATGTTCTTTACGTGCTTACCCTGTATCTTTGCAGTGATAAGACATGAAGAGTAACTTTTCTCAAAATCGATGATTTCGCCTTCAGAAAAATAAGCATCGACTTCATTGGACTTATAGCCTAATTCTTCCAGGGCTTCACCTAATGTTTTATCATTAGGGAATTCATAACGTTTTGCAGTTTCAAGTTTTAGAGAATCAGTTAATAAGTAGATAATCATTTTAGTCTAACGTAGCCTTTCACCATATATTGCCAAGTGGGAGAGTCGATGTTTACGATACAGGAATTAGAAGTTGAGTAGGCGTGAAGCATCTGCCCTCGCCCTACATAAACACCTGCGTGATTGATGTAGTCACGACCAAGGGCAAGCAGAACAACACAATTCGGCTCAGGCTTATCAATCATTTCCCAGGGAGAATTATCCTTAAGCTTTTCAATAAGCTTGTCTGAAATTTCTTCTTTAATTAAGGATTCGTCAACTCTATAGTCTGGAATATCGATGTCAAGGACCTGCTTGAAATATAATTTTACCAGTCCCCAGCAGTCACAGCCCTCAAAGTCTTCGCCACCAACCCTAAAAGGAATTCCGATAAATCTACTTAACATTCCTAAAACCCCCATATCTTGTGATATTATTTCTGGCCATACAATCAGCTTCAGTGTGATTACAAGATGTCAGATTGCCTGAATATCTGCATCTGAAATCTTTGAATTCCCATTGACAAGGCGTATTGTAATTACACGAAGGACAAGTCTTTGAATATTTGGCTTCAGGACCTAAAACCAGATCTATGTCTTTTTCTGTATAGGTAAGTCCGCCAAGGGTAAAATCCAGAGTAATGTCAGCTGAATTCTGGCCATGTCTTACCATCTTTATGACAACAGGAACATTAGACTGCTCGGCTAATGCTTCGATAAGCAATAAAGCACTTCCATCAACGTTGCTCAGCTTAATAGATGTCTGAGGTCTTTCGCCTTCACCACCAGAAGAGATAGTTCCAAGTGTAAAAGGGAAAGCCTCGTAGGTGTGACCATTCCAAACCAAATCCTGATTGTCGTTAACGTAATAGAGAGAGTCGCCGATTTCTAGAAGTGCGTGATAGACTACACCAGTTGCTAAAGAGGTGTTATCGGAATTCTGTTGTAACATAAATTAAACCTCCCTTAATCCGAAACTGACTCTGTAGAGTTTCCCCAGAGTGCGAGAATAAGAAATCTGCCGATAGCTGAGATTGGTATCGAAACGGACATTTTTAGTGGTCGCGCTGTCGGGGTCAGTCCATGTAAAAGGCAGAGAACCGCCACCCTGCTGAGCGTAGAAGCTCAATAAGGTGTTAACGTCTGTCGCTTTCATTACGTTCCACACTACAACCCACTTTCTTAACTGTCTTGTATATTGTGGTCGTGACTGCTGCATTCCGTTTACTTCATCTGATTTAATGCTGTTATCAATCAATTCGGCGTCTGATTCCATCGATGGCGCAGGAATGGTATTAGGGAAAGCTGTCATATTAAGCACCTCTTACTGCTGTTCTAAGTCCGTTAACATTTCTGTTGATTCCATCGATTACGATGTTGATTATTTCCTTGGTTCCATCAAAAAAGGAATCTGCAGAAACCTGAGAAGTCGAATTGTTCTGAACGTTGATTACTACGTTAGGTTGTCCGCCTAAACTTGAGGGGTCTTTGGTGGCTATAATGTAGTCATCAGGATGTGTAGAAATGACTTTGCCATTCTGGACAATTCCGTCATTGATCATGGCATTTTTCCAACTAGAAACAGTATGAATTCCAAAACTGCCGGAAGAAATACCGAACCATCTAAAAAGTGAGGTTAATATGACCATCTGCCCTATTTGGGCGAGAATTTGTTTGCCAAGCTTTTTCAAACTTTCACCTAGAGTCTTAAAGAAATTATCAGAAGAAGCTAAGGCATTCTGAAAAGCCGAATGTAAACCTTCATTCAAAGTCTTCTTAATTCCGTTTTCCCATTCCTGATATGCTTCTTTCATAGCCTTGATTTTTTCCTGTTGTTCAACATAAGCGTTATAGACCTCTTTAGCTTTAGCTATAACAACAGAATAATATTCATTGGCAGCATTTCTTAATTCGCCCCACATCTGTTTAGCCCTATCCCATAAATCCGTAGTCTGGTAAACGGGATCTGCCTTTTTAGCTGAATCTTTGCTGGAACCGTTAGCAATTATATTACCTATATTGCCAACTTCGATACTTTTTAAGCCGTCACTGGCCTTTTTTACAGTATCACTGAAATCCAATAAGCTTTTAGCTTTTTCATACAGCCATTCCCCTTGTGATGCTTTTTTCTCAATGGCTTTGTCAACTTCTTCAGCAGATTGTTCTAATTCTGCTTCGACGTTTTCAAGAGTATCGCCAAAATCCTGAAAAGCTTTTGTAATTTCGCCAAGAGGCTTTTCGTCAAGTTCTGGTATTATGCTTATCTTGACATCTATTCCTTTTCTAATTTCAGCGGCTGCATTGTCTAATTTTGACGCCCAGTCGGATTTGCCTACAAAAGTAGCCCCTACACTCAAATTATCCATAAATTTAGCAGCCGTTTCTTTCCAATCGCCGAAAAACTTTTTTAAAAGCTTGTTGATAAGTTCTATGGCTTTATTGGCTGCCCTTATGGCATAATTGGTTATTGAAACAAAAGTGTTGTAGCTGGAAGTGATAATATTATCCAATAACTCACCAACAGCATCTTTAATCTGAATAGTAGTCTTTTTAATAGAAAGAACTACAAAAGTAAAAGAATTAAGTAAAAGACTGTTTTCATCCGTGAGGTCTTCGACAATAGCAACAAGCGCACCGATTGTTGCTACTAAGGTAAGAGTAGATTTTATTACCGGTGCAAATCCTATAGCCAGTCTCGCCATAGCTGGAAGAGCAACAGTAGTAATCACACCCGCAAAAATAGTCAAGTGTTTGACGAGAGCCTGCATACCTTCCTTATCGTTTAAAAGCGCTACAAAACTATCTCTTAATTCCGAGATCTTATCAACCAGGGCAACAACATACACTTTGAAATTATCGTTGATATAATTCCCAAGCTGGGCTAAAGCGTCTTCAGTAATTTTAACAGCTCTCTTATACTGAATCCAGATGTCAGTTGACTCTTCCTTCATTACTCCATCGAATTTCTTCATTCTTTCGATAAGTTTATTAACTGCGTTAGTAGCAGTGCCACCTATGAGATCATCAACCTTTATACCCGCTTTTGCAAATTCAGTTAAAGAACGAGTCGTAGCCTGTCCAGATGTTTTAATTTTTACAAGAGCGTCAGCTAAAGAATCTAACGTCTGCTGGTTACCCCCAACACCGACAACAGTATTGCCTAATCGGGTTAAAATAGTTGCAGATTCTTCAGCAGAAACGCCTAAAGCAGATAATTTTCTATCTACAGCAGTTAAAGCGTCAATTCCAAACATGGAATTTTCGGAGATGGTTTTGAGTCTTTCATACTGCTCGGTAGCTTTTTCGGCAGTTCCCCACAAACCTTTAAGACCTGTAAGAGCTGAATCAAGCTTTTCACCCATAGCCATAGCAGCGGCGCCTATACCTGCAAGAGCTGTTGTGATTCCTGCCAGAGCAACCATAGCACCGTTGGAAAGTGCCATAAGGTTTTTACCAAAAGTTTTATCCAAAGTCTGCTGGATTTCCTTGCAGCCTTTTTTAAAGTCGCTGTTATCAAGACTGAAACTGTAACCGAACCCTTTTTTGTTAGCCATTTTTAACCACCTAATAATCCGTTTATCATACGGTCAATGTCTTTTTCATGGACCTTCAAAGCGTATTCAAGAGCAATCTTCAAATGCGGTCTTGCACTCATCTTAACAGTGCCGTATTCAAGCAATCCGCCAAGATAGCCATGACCGTTTCCGCCTTTTTCTCCCCCTTTACCACTTCCCCTTTTTGCAACAATTCTGCCTCGGATAGCTGATTCAATAAGTCCGTAAATGCTTCTGTAATAGGCACCGGTTCTTTTAGGCGCAAGCTCCCTCGCCTTATTCTGGGCTGTTTTTGCAATAGCCTGAACCAGAGGTTTGAAAGTCTTGTCAACCTCTTTGGCCATTCGTCTAGCATGCCTTTTTACAGCTTCTAAACCGTAGGTTTTCATTCTTATGTTCATTATGTTAAAATTAAACTGATAGGAGAAATTTTTATGAAAAAACTACTCATGATTCTGGCTATTCTGTTAGTCCCTGTTTCAACTTATGCAGGAAACATATTTTCACATATATTCAAAGGTAGAAACTACGCACCTTTATGTTCTACTTCTCCGGCATCTTCCCCGGTAAAGATAACTCTCAGAGAAATCAGATACGAAAGCGATTCTACCTATATAGAAAAGCAATCGGACACCAGAAGCGAAGTAACTTCGAAACCGGCTAAGATATACATACAATACGCAGTCAGGAACAAAAGCAAGAAGACCGTTACCGCCTGTTATTTCCATATCAAAGTGTGTTACAATTCTATGGGAACTCTCGGCGGCACCCTTTATGAAGGCAATGTAACTCGAATGGGATGCAATATAAGACCTGGGAAAAAACTGGTTGACACCATACACGAAAGATACAGCAGCTCAAACAACAGCCACGAACTCATAAAATCCGGGTTTTCCAATGATGTGTCAAAAATTATTTGCAAAGTTTATTTTGTAAAATATTCTGATGGAACATCAGAAGGATTCAATCCGGACTTATGAAACTGTAAAGACCACAAGCAATTCAGCTTTTCTCATATCATCGCTTATTTTGCTATGCTCTATATTTTCAAGTCTCAAATATCTAAGATATAAATCAGAATTTACAGTGTCTATTTCTCTGACAGCATCGATTATATCGGATGAAAGTTCTTTTACTTCTTTCATGCCGTTATAGCTTGAAAACACGGAGATGGAAACCGTAATCTCATAGATTGGTTCCAGCTTTCCACCTATGTTTGTAATATCGTCTTCACCGATGACTACATAAGGTGTATCCGCTGTTTCGGGCACATAATCATACACAGGCGTATTCGGCAAAGCGCTTGTGAGAACCGAATACAATACTGTCTGTAGCTCTGAACTGCCTAAAGTCATTATTCCTCCAAACCAAACAGCTGCTTGAACGCTTCAAGCTCTTCTTCTGTCATAGGTTTTTTTTCACCTTTTTCATCTGCCTCACCTTTAAGAGTTTTAACCAGATGCTTATAAAGTTCACCGAAATCTGTGCCTTTTTTAAGATTCCCGCTTGAAGCCATAATATTAAGTGTAACAATAGCTTTTTCGTGAATCTCGTTGTTTCTTTTGATTTTCCAGCCTTCCAGAAGCTCATGCCATTCACTTATGGTAAATGAATAGAATTCTGAAGGGGTAAACCCTAAAAAACCTAGGGCAAAAGGCAACTCGCCCTTTGCCCAATCTTTTATCCAGAAATTTCCCTGTTTGTTTCCGGAGGGTTTTGTTTTTCCGCCTCCGGAATCAAGCATGACTCATCTAAAGCTTTTTTCATTTCATCGATTAGCTCAAAAAGAGTTTTACCGTTTTTCAGTTCTTCGTTTAACCTGTTACCTGCGTCTTCAAGACTGGCTTTCGGGTCTGTTCCAGCCCAATATAAAGCTCTGAGCGCCTTGAAAGAAACAAGCATTTCGGGTTTACTAGAAATTTTAATAAGCGATTCTCCGATAACATCTTCGAAAGCGATTATTGAATTAATATCAAATTTGAAACGTGGCATCTGTTAACTCCTTATGCCGCAGCTATGGCACTGGTTGTAATTGTTGCGCTCTGAACAGCTCCACTGGAAGTTTTCAAAGTGCCTGAAGCGATTTTGATTTTATTAGCCGAGCCGGTTAAAGCAGAATTGAATGTAACGACAAGAGTGTTGCTGCTGATATTAACAGTATCTGAACCACCAAGAGCACTGAATGTAGTGCCGTTGCTTGCAAAAGTGATTGCCGCTTTCAAAGCTGCCGCATCTGCCAAGTTATTGATTATATTGCTTCCAAAAGTCATCGTTACAACTTTGTTGCTTCCGCTAATTGCTGTTGAGGTGAGAACAGGGGCAAACTCTACGTTCAATGCACTTGCTCCATCTAATGTAAGAGAAG